CGTAGTAGCCGAGGACGCATTCATTCAAACTGGTGCGCTTGGAGACCCAGCATCATGGGTTCAGACCTCGTATAACACCCGTGGCGGAATTCACTACGGTCAAGACGGTCAACCTAGTGGTCGTGAACCACTGCATAAAAACTATGCTGGTATCGGCTACACATGGGACGGCACAGGCTTTGCGGCTCCACAACCATTCCCAAGCTGGTCAATGAACCAAACTTCTTACCTGTGGGAATCTCCAGTACCGTATCCAAATGATGACAAGCGTTACTCATGGGACGAGGCTACAACCTCATGGGTTGAAGTAGAAACTGTTTAATTTAATCTTATAAAGGAAATAAAAGAGATGGATAAAATCACTTTGTCAACAAATTTAGTTAATGCTATTCTTGCTTACTTAGGTAAACGCCCATATGAAGAGTCTTATCAATTGGTAGAGGCCATTCAAAAAGAAGGTAAAGAGTACATACAGCAACAGCAGAAAGATAATGGTGATGGCGACAGCGCTGGAAGTTGAGGCAAAGATTGACGCGCATATTGATATATGTGCTGTCAGATACGAAGGCATTGCAGTAGAAATGCGTAGCGTGAATGCAAGGCTAAAGCGCCTTGAAGGCATTCTCGTTACCGCAACAGGCGCAATTATTTTGCTTTTACTTGGTCTTGTAATGAAGACGCATTTATAAAAGCCATTGGAGAAGACATTGAAATATGCCAGATCCATTAGGGCTGTTGGATGGAGTAAAGGGTCTTAGTTCTGGGCTGGATTCTGCGCGTGATGCGAGCAAGTCTGTTTCTAAGCAGATTGAGAACATACAAAAAGATGCAGTAGATGTAGCGCAAAAGCAAGCGCAAGACAGAATTAGAGCAAGACGAGAAGCAGAGTTTAAGAAAGAACGAGCTTTAATTAGAGCGTTAGAACAGTGGAAACATAAGAAGCAAATCTCCGATGAGGAGGCTAAGTTAAAGATTGATTTTGTAAAGAAGTATGGCGCTAAAGAATGGGACGCGTTGCTTAGGATTAAGTTAGACATTGAGAACATGGAACGCAAAGACAATGAAGAGTTCCAGCACGATTTGAAGGCAGTAAGGCAAGTTCAGTTCTATTGTTTTATGGCGGCGTTAATAGTTACATTGTGGTTGAAATTTATTTTAGGAGCTTTTTAAATGTTGGGACTAGATACTATTGTTGGCGTAGGCATGAAGTTGATTGACAAGCTAATTCCTGACCCAGCCGCTAAAGCACAAGCCCAATTAGACTTAGCCAAACTAGCCCAAGAAGGCAAACTAGCCGAAATACAGGCTGATACTGTAGCTATGCAAGAAACCAGTAAACGCTGGCAAGCAGACATGGCATCAGATTCTTGGCTATCCAAGAACATTCGCCCAATGACCCTTGTGTTTATTTTATTAGTCTTTTGCACTTTTTCTTTAATGTCAGCGTGGAAAATTGATGTAAATGAGTCCTACGTAAAACTTTTAGGCGAATGGGGCCAACTCATCATGCTGGCTTATTTTGGCGGCAGAACAGTTGAAAAGATTATGGATATGAAGGCTAAAAAAGATGAACCTAAGTGAACACTTTACTTTAGAAGAATTAACACATACAGACCATAGGGAGTTGAACAATGAACCTAACGCCTCTGAAATGGCGAATCTTACTCGCCTTGCAGCTTTTCTTGAGCAGGTTAAGACAGTATTGGGTGGTAAGCCGATCATGGTTAATAGCGCGTTTCGGTCGAAAGCCGTAAACGACGCTGTTGGCTCTAAAGATACTAGTCAGCATCGGGTTGGTTGTGCCGCGGATATTCGTGTTCCGGGCATGGCCCCTGATGAAGTCGTTAAAGCTGTTATTGCATCGGAGATTGGCTATGACCAAGTTATTCGAGAATTTGACCGTTGGACACATATTAGTATTCCTAATACTGCTAGGAGCAATCCTCGCAGACAAGCTCTGATTATTGATAGAGCCGGCACAAGAGTTTATGCATAACTGTATAACTTTTACTAAGACAAGTATAAAATGGTGAAAAAACTAGATGGTTTTTGCGTAATACAAATTTCTATTTGTGGAGAACTGGCGTGACCGTCTCGTTTGTACTAACCTATGACTCTTTAACAAGTACTGTTTTACAGTATCTTGAACGTAGCGACGAACGTTGGTGATCCTACAATCGCAAAGCCTGCAAGATGGCGCAAGACTGTGTCAATGAACATACTTAAAGATGGCCAAAGATTGCCAGTCTTGTTGAGAAAGTATGAGTATTTGAAACTATATGCGCCTGATGCCACTGCCACTGGTACGCCTCTCTATTATGCTGATTATGACTACGAGCATTGGCTTGTAGCCCCTACACCAGATGCTGCTTACACGTTTGAAGTTCTATATTATGAAAGAATTTCACCACTTTCTTCTGAGAATCAAACAAATTGGATCACTCAGAATGCCCCCAATGCAATGCTCTTTGGTACTCTATTGCAAGCAATGCCATTCTTAAAGAATGATAGTCGTCAAATCTTTCAACAAAAGTATGACCAAGCACTTGCGGCATTAAAAACTGAAGACGTTACTCGTTTGGGCGATCGTCAAACTGTTGCTATTGAGAGCTAAAATATGACTTCATATGTAAACCCCTTTACTGGCCAAACAATTCAGCCTTCTCAGGTTGGGTATGAGCAGTTAACAATCTCTACTGATACCACTTTACAATGGCCTGTTAATGGCAACACCAGTGATGTAGTTGCCAATATTATTGAAGTTACTGCGTCAGTAGCAAGCCTTAAGTTGTACATGCCTGCAGCAACACAAGTATCAACAGGGCAAAGCATACTGATTAAAAATATTGGCGCTAACTCATTTACAGTTGTAAAGAGCGATGGCAGCACTATTATTGCAATTGCTTCAGGCATAGCGCAGTATATTTATATAACCAATAATACGACAATCCCAGGCACGTGGTCGACTGTTATTAGTACTACACTAAATCAGGCATACCCAGTAACTACATACTATTCAGACACTACGTTAGATGACACTGATAGAGCAAGCTTTATTGTTTGGGATAGCGGTGTAGGCACAATTACACTTCCAAATGCTGCTACTGTGGGTAATAACTGGTTTTGTATGATTCGTAATGCCGGAACAGGCATTTTAACTGTTGAGCCACAAGGCTCCAATACTATTGATGACAACGTTAATCAGCAATTGCAACTAACTGAGTCTTTTGTTGTTGTGTCAGACGGCGTTAATGGATTTTACAGTTTTGGATACGGTCAAGCAGTTGATTTTACGTTTACAATTCTATCTAAAGTATTGACAGGCTTAGGTCCAACAGTTACTTTGTCAGCAGCAGAAGCTTCAAACGTTATTCAAGAGTATAGCGGTGTTCTATCTCAAAATATTAACGTAGTATTGCCGCCTACTGTGCAGTTGTATTCTATGAAAAACGTAACAACAGGCGCATACACACTTACGTTTAAGACAGCTGCTGTAGGCGCCGCAACTTTTGCGTTGTCGCAAAATCAAACTGTTATTCTAATTTGCGATGGCACTAACGTGTTTAACGCAGGTACTGCCGCTGTTAGCGTACTTTCAAGCTTAACATTGGCGGTTGGGTCTCCCGGCGCGCCATCATTAAACTTCCAAGGTAACTTGGACACAGGCATATACTGCCCTGCAAGTTCACAAGTAGGTATTGCTGTGAATGGTAATATAGGTATGACTATTGGCGCATCTGGCATGCGAGTTCCTGTAGGTATTGTGAGTGGCACATTTTGACAACTAAAGTAATATCTCTTCAAATTAAAGGCGGCATTCAGCGTGATGGTACGCTGTTTGATGCGCCTACTTTTGTAGATGGCAAATGGGTACGCTTTCAACGAGGGCGGCCACGTAAAATGCGGGGCTACAATGGCATTTTTTTAAATGCTGTTGAAATTTCTCGTGGCATGATTATGAGCTCAGAAAATGGGCAAAACTACATTTACTCAGGCACTGAGTCAGAGTTGCAAATGTGGCAAACT